GTCCATTCGTCTCTGCTGTCCAGTTCGTACAGTACAGGCAGGAAAGTGTCATCCTCGAATGTCCCGTCCACTACTTGGCAGGCATAGCTGTAAAGGTCGTCAAACACGCCTTCCCTAACGGTTCCAGCGGTAGTTATCATAATCAGAAGCGGTTGCCGCCGTGCGCTCATGGACTGCTTCATTACCTCATACAGGTTCCTATCCCTAATACTGTGTAGCTCGTCTATAACCACACAATGGGCATTAAGGCCGTCCAGGGTATTGCTGTTCTTGCCCAGCGGCTTGAATAGGCTCATGGTTGCGTCGAAGTAAAGGTCGGTTTTGCGCTTCCGTACGTGCTTAGACAGGTATGGGCTTTGCCGTACCATGTTATGGGCCTCATCGAAAAGTATCCTGGCCTGCTCNTACTTCGTGGCAATAGAATAAACCTCTGCGCCGCCTTCTCCATCGGCCATCATCATGTATAAGGCCAAACTACTCATTAGAACCGTTTTCCCGTTCTTCCTACCGCAATAAAGCATCGCTTCACGGAACCGCCTCAGCCCTGTTTCCCTGTCCACGAAGCCGAAAAGGGCCGAAATAAAGGCTTTTTGCCACAGCTCCAGCTTCACAGGCTGGCCCGCCCATTCTCCTTTGCTGTGGCGGCAGAACCTTTCAATGAATTCAATAGGCCTGCTGGCCTTCTCTGGGTCAAAGACGTATCGGCCGGGGCTTTCTATTTCCCGTGTCAGTCGTTCGTATATCTGCCGCACCCTTCGGGAAACTACTACCTGCCCCGTTTCTATGGCCTGCCAATACTCCAGCACGTAGTTCAATCTATTCGCCACCTTTAATGAATTCCAGCAGCGGATCAGCGTCCCCCTGGCCGTCTGCTTTTGGCAGCAGGTCAATAAGCTGCTTCAGGGTCTGGTTGTACCGTTGAATGGTTTTGTTGTAGGCCGTTAAAGCAGGGTGCTCCCGCAGGAATTCCTGCTTGCCCTGCTTAAATAGGCTGATAGGCCCGTCCGTGTTCACCTGTTCCCTTAGCTTCTGCATTGTCTGATCCATAAAAGCAAGCTCATCAAACAGGTTTTCCGCTATGGGTTGCCTGTCTTTTGGTATATTCTTCAGCACCTTTTTAAGCTGCTTTAACTCCTTGGGCAGGTCTTTATATGGAATTTTGCTCACTTATCTTCACCTCTCCCCCACCGCTGTTAATTTGGCCCTTTCCCCTGCCAAACCGTCCTATCTTCTGCCATGTTGTTCCTCCTTCAGCTTCTCCATGTTTACAATGTTTACAATGTTTACAATGTTTACAATGTAAACCCTCGCCTGATATGATCTTCCCTTTGGAGGAAAAGAAAGGTGCCGCCCGCCCCGCCCTGGAAGGCCCCCGCGCCTGCTCAGGCCTGGGGGGTATGCTGCACAAGGTTTCCATCAGGGTCAAATATCAAGCCGTCTGGTGTTGGCGAAGCGGTGAAGTGAATTTTGTTGTGGCACTCGTGGCAAAGGGCCTGTAGCAGATCCCAATTCAAAGCTATATCAGGGTTATTAATAGTTTCAGGTGTTAGTGGAACCTTGTGGTGGCATATCGTGGCCACACCGCCGCATAACTCGCAAACATAGTTCCTGCTTTGCATATAACCATTTCTGCACTTGATCCAGGCCGTGCTGTCGTAGAAGGCTTTAGCATACTCACGGTAGTTCATTTCATACCCCTGGCTTCTGCGCCTAATGTTAAAAGCAGGCTGTCAATGGTGCGCTGTATCCTTACTGCGTCCTCACTCTGCGGGTAATACCACAGCTGCAGGATAAACTTGGCCGCCACCTTTGCCAGCTCATTTGTGCAATGGCCGTCCTCATTCATCCAGCTGTTCCCTGTCGTTATCTCCAGGTACTTGGGAATAGCCAGCACAAGCGGAACAATGATCGCATCGTTATCTTCGCCGTCTATTCTCAATGCTTCTCTGGCTTCTTCAAGGCTTAGAATCATGCTTATCATCCCTTTTTGGGGGAAAGAGGAACCGAAGTCAATTCGGCTCCCCTTTCCCAGCTACTAGAAGAAGTGAACCTTGCTAGACAAGCTGCAAAACTGCTTGGCAATCCGCAGCCCGCTTCCAACAAAACAGGTTCCAGTTCCGCGGCTCTCTAGACCACGGCTTCGCTCAGTTTGGCGAAGGCCTCTGCCACTAGAACCTGAGTGTCGGCAATAGCCAATGCGCGGTAATCAATTAGGCCGCTCTTGAAGCTGCTTTCCCTGCTAACTTCAATCATAATGCCGTTAGCCAGGTTCCAGCCCATGTATTTCCAGTCGCCCAGCAGCACAACTCCGTCATCCAGGTAATCATCAATGATAACCTCGCGGCCCAGGATACGGCCCACTTCGTCATTCCTTGGGTCGGGTACGAAAATAGGTCTACCGTTCTGGTCGGTTAATGTGTAAACCTGGTTATACAAGGTGGAAGTGTTCATGGCCCATTTAGCATTACGCCCATAACCGCGCTTCAGAAGGCCCATCATCTTGGCGAAGTCGGTATAAGCTGGAGCGTCCTCATAGCTTACGCTGTTGTCTGTCGTCCAGGTTACACCTGCCAGCACTCCCAGGCCTTCGCCTTTTTCGGAACCTTGGCCATTCACAAGCTCATAAGCGATCTGCTCTAATACGCAAGTGGCCAGTTCCTCCACAAGGTACTTCTCGAACGCGTCAATGGCCGTATGCCGAACGGCTGCGCTCATGGAAAGAACCTTGATCAGCTCCAGCGGTGCGAAGGTAACGCTTGCCAGGCCCACCTTTTGGGTTTCCACGGGTTGGCCTTCCTGGTGCCTGCTTGCCCTTCCAATGGGAGTAGCAATAGGAACCTTCACGCTGGCAGGAACACTAAACTGTCTGGCTTCGGCAATAATGCCGCCCATGTCCCTGGCCTTGCTTACAATCTCGTTCAGGGTCTGCGTAGGAATCACCGCTGCGCTATCGCTTACCACGTTAAACAGGTTAGCGCGCTTTTCGGTCAATTCCATCGCCCTGTTCCAGGCCAGCTGCTCCTGATCCATCAGCTTCTGGCCCAACAGGGTCTTGAAGAACGCACTCCTGTATTCGGCACTAGCAAACACGTTGTCATTAGTGAACCTGGGCTGTTCGAAGTTCATGCCAGTAATGGGGTTAAACTGGCTGCGCTTTTCAGCCGTCTTGTCCTTCCAGTTTTGCTTTACCTGCTCCAGGGCCTCCAGCTCAATGTTCAGGGCCTCAATGTCGGCCTCTGGGTTAGAATTCACTTCGTCAATAATGGCAGCGGCCCGTTTCTGTATGTCCTCAATGCTAAAATGGCGGTAAAAGTTAAACGCCTCTTGAACAGTCTTGAATCTCATATATCAACACTCCTTAATCGTATTCGGTTAGCCCTGATAATAAGGGCTTTTCTTGCAGGGTCGTTCAGCTTGTCCCAGGCCCCTTGTATCTCTGCCCTAGCTTCTACCGAAGTCTGCGGGTATGCAGGGAATGGAACAATGCTGCACTCCAGGATCTTCTTGATCTTGGTTATAGTCCTGGTGTTCGTCCGCGGGTCGTAATGGCTGCCGCCATCGGCCACCACGAACGCAATGCTCATGCCTGAAAGGTCGCCGCGTTTTACTGCCGTATAAACGCTGCGGCCCTCTTCTGTATCAGGCAACAATGCCACCATGCGCAGGCCTGCCTGATCTACGCTCAGCTGCATTGTTTTGGGTGTCCGCGCAAGCGGAATCCTGCTTAAATCGTGGTTGTATAATAACCGCGTATCTGATAGGTCGGCACCGTCCAGGGCGCCTGCGCGAATCACTTCTGTAAAGCTGCCAAACTTCTCTTTAATTACCGTGGGCTGGTCATACACTAAGGGCCTGCCCTCCAGAATTAAAGCGTTATCATCAATCGGGTTTCCAATAGCCCTTAATTCAGCTATCCGAATTTCTTTCATCCAGATCACCTTCCAGCTGGTACTTGTCCGCTAGGTCTGCACTAACAACGTTTAGAGTCTGCAGCCGCTTGTCGCCGCCTTCTACCGCAGGCAGGTTCAAAATTTCCCTGGCCTCGTTAATAGTGAATAGGCCATAGGGCAGCAGCTCTTTGATGATGTTTACCTTGCTCTGTACGCTGGCGTACTGCAGCCGCTGGCTCTCGTAAATAATCATGTTCCCAAAACCCTGCTCCCGCGGTGTAAACACCTTGCTGGTTAGCTCCAGGCTTAATTGCAGGGCTATGGGTTCCAACACGCTTTCATAAAAGGCAGCCCATTCATTTTCGTCATAGCTACTGGTTACAATGGCCTCACTAATACCCAGGTAACTGTAAATCTTGTCTTTAATGGCCTTCAGCTGCTTATCGTCAATAGAATAGGGCTTCATCTCAAGTGGTACATAGTCGGCCTTCGCGTCCAGGGCCGCAATACCGCCCTCATTGGCCACGGTCAAGTAATCACGGATAAATGCTTCCTTGCTTTCCCGCAGCTTTTCATCGCTCAAAACCTGATTATATTTCAATATGCCACGAATAGTACCGCCCTGCTTAATGGCGTTCCGCAGGCCTTCGCTCTGCGTATGGGCCAGGTCTAAGGTCGGCAGAATGGCCGTGTTGGTGTCCCCCAGCAGGTCATTGTTGTTAAAGTGTCTGCGCAGGATCAGCACATCACGGAAGGGCAGAATAACTGTCCTACCGCCTGCGAATATGAACCTGCAATAAAGTTCCCCAGTCGGGTCTGTTACAAACTCCATGCTGGAAGGCTTCAGCGGCCATATTGCTTCTAGGTCGCCCTGCTCGTTCTTCTGCAGGAAGGCAAAAGAAGTGTTGTGCTGGTAGTAGTGAACAACTAACTTATACTGCAGGTCATAAGCCGTCATATACGGGTTAGGCTGCACCTGCAGAAGTCTATTAAGTACAGGGTCGCCGTCCTTGCGCCGGCCCTGGTAATTAACGATATGGCGGCCCTTCAGCTTGCCTGCGTTCCTGGCTATCGCGTCAACCGCTGCCCGGTAAATATCGTTTTCCCATGCGTTCCCGCTAAATGGCGTAAAGAACGCTGGGCTACCGCTCCAGGGTGTAAATACTGACGTTGAATTACTTAAAAATTCCGCTCTTTCTGTTTTTACTGGCTCCTTGGTTGTTAGTGGTCAGTTTAAAATGGACATAAATGGCCACGAAAAATCCCCACAACATGGCCGAGTGAAAGAAGAAAAAAGCTCACCCACTCGAATTGGGTTGGTAACCACAACCAATTTACCGATTCGAGGGGTGAGCAAACTTGAAGAAAGTGGGGACCATTGTGAATATACGAGAGTGCCGCGATCAGGGACTGACCAAGAAAGCTACAGCTCTGCGCTTGGGGCTTGACCGGAAGACCGTGGCCAAGTACTGGGATGGCCCGACTGACGATCCTGAAAAGCCGCGATACAAACAGCGCGTTAAGCTGACAGACTCCTATCTAGAGTATATCATGGAACGCCTGAAAAAGTTCCCTGAATTGACTGCAGAACGCATCTATCGCGAGATAAAGAAAAAGGGATACACAGGTTCAAGAAGGACAGTTAGGCGCTGTGTAGCCTTGCACCGTCCAAAGAACTTCCGCGAGTACAAGCCCATCGAAACCCTGCCGGGAGAGCAAGCTCAGGTGGATTGGGGTTACTGCGGGAAAATCAACATCGATGGATGCGAAGTTAAGCTGTACGTTTTTGCGTTCACCTTGTCTTGGTCCCGGGTACGTTACGCCGAGTTCGTTACCTCCCTGAACATGGCGACGTTTTTTGGGTGCATGCACCGGGCTTTTGAGTACATAGGTGGAGTGCCTTCTGAGATACTCTTTGACAATGCCAAAACCGTAGTGAGTGAGCGAGTCGGAGGGATTGTTCGCTTCAACGAGAACCTCCTCTGGTTGGCGGCCACCTATGGGTTCACCCCCAAGGCCTGTTGGATAAAAGATCCTGAGTCCAAGGGCAAGGTTGAATCCAGTGTCAAGTACGTGAAACGGGACTTCTACTACGGCTGCTCATACAACGACTTAAGGGATCTAAACCATCAGGCACGAGAGTGGTGCGACGAGGTGGCCAATTGCAAGATTCACAGTACAACTGGGGAAGTTCCCTTCGAACGCTTAGCTGAAGAACGGAGTTATCTGCATCCGCTAGCTGTTGACAAGCCGATGTTCATCGTCGAGAGCCGTAAGGCGACAAAGACACAGCTCATCTCTATTGATGGCAACAAGTACTCTGTACCGGTGCAGTTCGCACGCAAACAGGTGAAGTACCGCCGTTTTGAGGACCGGATTGAGTTGCTGGACGACGGGACTGTGGTGGACACCATCGCCTTGGTTCCTGGTCGAGGAAAGAGTGTCGTACAGGATCGCCACTACCCCGCTCACAGCAATCCAAAGAAGTCAGTACACCCATTGCAGGCGAAGTTCGAGGCCTTAGCGCCTTCAGCTCGTGCTTACCTCCAGGGACTCAGCCAAAGCCGAAACGGCCATCTCCGGGAACAAATGGAGAGGATCATCAACCTAGCAGCTACGTACTCAGAAAACGAGTTGGACACAGCCATGAAGCGCGGGATTGCCTTTAAAGCCTTTGGGCATGTCCAGCTGAAGAGAACACTGGAAAAGCAGCGGAAGAACCCGCTCAGCCTCCCCAGCGTTCCAAAAGAGCCGACGAATGAACTCTCAAGATACACCAGCATCCAGAATGCTGGTGTCGAACAGAGGGATTTGAGCTATTACGGGGGGTATGGGGCGTGATCCGAGCCATTCCCCCGCTAGACCGTGAAGCTCTTGAGCAGGGGCTCAAACGGCTGAAGCTTAGGCACATGCGAGAACACCTTGATGACATAAACGAACTAGCTCTGCAGGAGGAACCCTCGTATCTTGACTTTCTGGCATACCTTGTTAGCCGAGAGGTGCAAGGCAGAGAAAAAACGCGCAGGGCGATTCGCCTTAAGGCAGCAAGATTTCCGTTCTACCGTACCATAGAGGACTTCGACTTTACTCTGCAAAACTCGGTGAGCCAACAGACCTTGAGAGACTTGGCTCAGCTTGAGTTCGTCCGAGCTCGTGAAAACGTGGTTCTGCTGGGCCCTCCTGGCGTAGGGAAAACCCATCTGGCAGTCGCACTTGGGATTGAGGCGGTTAACCAGGGTTACCGGGTTCAGTTCATTACCGCTCAAGAACTAGCTGATCTACTCTACAGTGCTCTCGCAGATGGTACAGTCGCACAGACCATGAACAAGCTGCTCAGGAACGACGTACTCATCCTCGATGAACTAGGATACGTTCAGTTCGACACGACTGGTTCGGACCATCTGTTCCAGCTGATTTCCAAGGCATATGAACACAGGTCATTGATCGTTACCAGCAACCTTGACTTTCAGGACTGGGGGCGTCTCTTCGACCAGCCGGCAACGGCCGCCGCCTTCTTGGACAGGCTGTTGCACCACGCTCATGTGATAGCCTTGAGAGGGGAAAGCTACAGAATCCGGCACCGCTTGACACCACCGGCAGCACCAACAAGTAGATAGACACAGTCTTTGAAAGGGGGAATTCTCTGCCACATGAACACCTAAGAGGCAATGGCGCACTGAGGGTATTTGCTCGATGACCCTAGACGGATCACTATCTCAGCGTGAGGAAATTTCGTGGCCAAAAATGGGGATTCTCAAGTGGCCATTGACATGACGCTAGTGTATAATTAAGTTCGCAATTTTGAAGAGGAAAAGCCATCGGGACTCCGAAATGGTAAGTTGCTCAAAAAACAAACCAAAAGGAGTGTTGCCCCGATGGCCTACCATAAGAATACCGTAAATTTAGAAAAAATGCTACTGANATTTTTNGGCGANCCGGATCCCATGCTCGCCATGCTGGAATGGCTATGCCATAAGATGATGGAAGTAGAAGTCGAAAATAAGCTCAATGCCGGCAAAGGCGAACACTCCCCGAATAGAACCGGTTATCGCTCCGGAACACGGGTCAGGCGCTTTGATACCCGGATGGGAACAATTTATCTGCTGATACCAAAAGTTCGTAAAGGCGGCTACGTACCCTTCTTCGTGACCGAAAGAAAGCGTTCCGAACAAGCGTTAATCCAGGTAGTCCAAGAAGCCTTCATTAACGGCGTTTCCACCCGCAAAATTGAACGGCTGGCCAAAAGTCTCGGTATTGAATCAATTTCACCCAGCCAGGTTTCTCAGATTAATAAAGAGCTGACTCAGCAGGTTGAAGAGTTTAGAAACCGTCCTCTTGCAGATACCTATCCGGTGATCTGGATTGATGCCTTATACGAAAAGATCCGGGATAACCATCGCGTCTGTAATATGGCAGTTCATGTCGTCTGTGGAGTTAATCTTGAAGGCAAACGCGAGGTTTTAGCGGTTGAGCCCATGTACGAAGAATCAGAAGCATCGTATACCGCTTTGTTTACCGGTCTCAAAAAACGGGGCCTAAAAAACGTATGGCTTGCGGTTTCCGATGCCCATCANGGCCTGGTCGCTGCCATTGAGAAATCCTTTGTCGGGTGCAGTTGGCAACGGTGCAAGGTTCATTTTATGAGAAATATTCTCGCCCATGTCCCTGCTAAGGATAAAGAATCTTTTGCGGCAAAACTAAANCAGATTTGGCAGCAGCCCGATTACGAATCCGCCAAACGCTACGCGGAGCTTCTTATTGAAGAATATGAAACCAGGTTTCCTAAAGCAGTCGAAATCTTGGTGAATGGCCTTGAAGATTCTTTGCAATTCTATGGGTTCCCAGAGTGTATTTGGCAAGTAGAAAATCTAGCATTCGGCAAATAATTTTTCTAGCACCCTCATTTCCATAATTAGCAATTAATGGTAGAGTGTTTCAGCCGGTAACTGGTGCCCGTAAAAACCAGCAAATGGCTATGGTGGACAAGTCGATCGATCAGAGCAGTGGTTAGTTTTTCATCATAGAAGATCCCATTCCATTTGCTGAATTCGATGTTGGTGGTGATAATCACGCTCCTTTGCTCATAACATTCGGAGATTACTTGGAAAAGTAATTGGGCTCCTAATTTTTCGAAAGGGATATAGCCCCATTCGTCACAGATTAAAAGGTCTGTTTTCTCTAATTGCCGAAAAACCTTTTTGATATTGCCGGCAGCTTTAGCTTCCAGTAACAGGTTAACCAATGTGGCTGTACGGAAAAACTTTACCCTTTTTCCGCTATTACAAGCCTCTATGCCAATAGCAGTAGCTAAATGGGTCTTGCCGGTGCCAGGTGGTCCATAAAGAATTAAGTTTTCTCTGTTTCCAATAAAAGCCCCGGTTTTAAGTGATTCCATCTCCAAGCTATTCGGAATTTGAATCTCAGCAAAGGAGTACCCGGCAAAGGTCTTAATTACCGGGAAACCAGCTTGTTTTAGTAATCGATTTTTCCTATGTATAGCTCTACGTTCAACCTCCATTTGGAGCAGTTTTAATAAAAACTGCTCATGAGTATCGGCTTCGATGGTTGGGTAATTTTCCACAAACCCTTGACCTAAGCGGAGCTCTCGACAATACTTGGCAATTATTTCTTGCATGATACCGCTCCTTTCATTAAGAGTAGATCATAAAGCGCGGTATCGGTCGTAAAGGCCGGAAGTTGAGGCGTACTCTCTTTTAGCGTTAGCTCAGGCAGTTCAATTGTGGGATTGTTCATCCGGTAAAAGGTAAGCCAGATACTGTCCGGGTCGGATACTCCTTGGTCTAATGCCTGTTCAAAGGCGGAAGTTGCTGTTTCCAGATCTGTTTCTTCCACCATTTTGCGCAAGATGTTTAAAGAGGCCTTCTTCTGCGGGTAATGGCATTGCGCAAAGTATTCTTGGAGAATCTCCGGTAACTGATGAAAGAAAGCCGTGTATTTTAAGGCTGTAGGTCGTTTT